ATGATTAAGAAGTTTTATTGTCAAGAAAAAGGTATACCATATAATGAATTACCAAAGAAAGGATATTTTCGTAAAGAGATACTAGTAAAGAACTGTATCGCTGATTATGTAACATTCCAGACAAAAGACCTGAAAGAATTTCATAAACATGTAAAGAGACAAACTCTTACAATGACTGATGATTTCAAAGAATCATTAGAATTTAAAGGCAACACATATACATTTGCCAAAGGTGGTTTACATACAGAGAACAAACCTAAAATATTTGAAGCTGATGAAAACACTCTTATTGTTGATTGGGATGTTAGTTCTTATTATCCTGCAATCATTATTAATAATGGTCGTTATCCTAAACACCTTGGTCCTGCGTTTCTTAGGGGTTATAAGCAAATGTTTGACAAAAGACTAGAACTTAAACCATTAGCTAAGAAAGACAAAAAGATTAAGGGCATTGTTGGTGCACTTAAATTAGCAGTTAACTCAGTGTATGGTAAATCTTCTGACATGCAAAACTGGATCTTCGATAGACAACTAACCATGTTTACCACTATTACAGGAGAACTAAGTTTATTAATGCTTATTGAAGCCTATGAATTAAATGATATACATGTTATATCTGCTAATACAGATGGTGTAACCATAATGGTAACAAAGGATAAGATTGAGAAAATGCATGAACTTAATAAATGGTGGATGGAACTTACAAGCTATGAGCTTGAACGTACAGACTACCAGAAGATTATATTCAGCACAGTTAATGACTATTTAGCAATTAAAACAGATGGAGAGATTAAAAAGAAAGGTGATTTCCTCACAGATTTTGAACTTCATAAGAACAAATCAGCATGTGTTGTGTCAATTGCCCTTGAACAGTATTTTGTTAATGATATACCAGTAGAGGAAACTATTAGAAATCATAAAAATATATATGATTTTGCATTGAGACAGAAAGCTAGTAAAGATTTCCATTATGAAGGACATAGTAAAGAAAGCAAAACAATATACAATAAGCTTATTCGTTATTATGTATCCAATACAGGAGAGAAGTTACTAAAAGTTAAAAACCCTGAGTGTCAATCTAACGCTGCAGATGTTAGTCAAGTGGAAGCAGGTGATTGGTTGATGCATGTGTGTAATCACCTAACACCAGATCATCCTCTTGATAACATTAATCACGCATATTATATAGAGCGTGCTGAGCGTATTGTACATAAGATACAGCTTGAGGGTAAAAAGAGAAAAGTCAATATTGACAAGAACCAATTAAGTTTATTCTAATGGGCAAATCACATTTTAAAATAGCTGCAGATTTAGTAATAGATAATTGTTTAGAACACGGTTATCAACTTGCTGCACAATCAAATTATTATTGGGCTTATGTTGAATTCTTTACAGAGATTAATAGTAAGTTTGATAGATACAAATTTGATGAATACATAAATAAAAGAATCTAATGAACAAAGAGTTTATCCCTTACGAACAAGCATTAGAACTTAAAGAATTAGGTTTTGATGAAAGATGCCTCACTAGTTATGCAAATGATGGAGATTTAATGAGTGTATGGAATGTTGATAGCTCATTTGAATCTGCAACAACTATGAATGATGAACCTGATGCAGCATATGTAAGAAATTCAGTAGACTTTAAAGAGTCAAGCTGGTGTGCTGCACCATTATATAGACAAGCATTCAAGTTCTTTAGAGAGAAGCATAACTTTACATTCTCAATAGGCAAACTAAATCATGTTGTACTTCATGTACCAGTTAATGATTACTCAACAACATTTGTTATTGATCAACAAGAAACATATGAGCTAGCAGAGATTGAATGTCTTAAAAAAATGATTGAAATAGCTAAAGATTATGGCAAAGATAAATAGAGAAAATATAGCTGATCACTTGTTAGACTACCAACTAGAAATGGTTGGTAAGTCTATGCAAGAAGCCTATATGACAAAACAATGGTACGACAAATGGACCATGACACAAGAACAACATGATAAATTCAAAGCTTATGCAATTCCTCTTATTAAGAAGGTATTTAAATGCAGAAAAGAAAGAGCTGAGGATACATTCAATTGGTTCGATTTAGAATTTGGATTACGAATTAAAAACAATTAATTATGGGAGCATGTCAATTTGAAGTGAGAAGTGTTGGTAAAACAGCACAAGAAGCATATAATAGAGCTTGTGAAGTAGCTGAAGATGAATATGGTCATCAAGATGGCTATAATGGTACAATTAGTACTACTAGTGGATTCAGAGATGAAACAGAACTATATAAGAAGAGTAAGTTCAATAATGTATCTGCATATATAAATAGCAGATTTGGAAACATGGGCAAACGTGATTGCTCAGCTATATGTGTTGTACAACCTAAAGCTAATACTAACAAGACTAAGTCTCAAGTAGAACATGTAGTTACACCAGGTACGAAAAAATGGGTACTTAAATATGTAGTGTACAATTATCATAGTGATCAACTAATTGCAGCTTTTTCTACTAAAGGTGATGCTGTTAAGAAAGCTAGAGAAGTTACAGAAAAGCACCAAACTTCTACATATATAAATATGGAGAAAATGCTTGAGAAAGGTAATAGAACAGTAGCTAAAATAACATACAAGAAAGCACCAACAGAAAGAGATGGTGAATGGGTATTCTTTGGTTATGCTGCAGAATAAATAATATAATATGCAAGATGTAGTATTTCAAGTGTTTCAAGTGTTTTATACAAAACCTAGAAAACAAAGAAGAAAAGCTCTTACAGCAATGCTGAAATGGTGTATTAAAGAATATATAAATACATTTAAAAAAGATGATATACCACTAAATGTTATAACAGATGAGATCACTAATTTTAACAATTAAGTTTTACATACTGTTTAGTATTGTATATGTAGCATTATATATATTAGTATTTATTGAAAAAATAAAAGAATATGCTAGGAAAATACCCTTATTTCAAACAAAAACAACACAATATGAGTGAAAAATTAAAAGTGATGTACTTTAGTGCAGTTTGGTGTGGACCATGTAAAATGTTCAAACCAGCATTTGAAGATGTAGTAAAAGAGTTCGGTGATGATATTGAAGTTATCTATTATGATGTAGATAATGATCGTGAAGCAGCATCAGCTAAATTAATATCTGCAGTACCAACAGTTATCATGAGTAAAGGAACACAAGATGTATTTAGAAATTCAGGTGTTATGTCTAAAGCTGCTTTAAAAGAACAAATAGAAAAAAATAAATAAACAAAAACAGAATAACATGCCAGACATCTCAATGTGTAAAGGAGGGAGTTGCTTATTAAGACTTCACTGCCATAGATACACAGCTAAAGCTGAAGAATTAGGTCAATCCTATTTTGGAGAAACTCCATACAAATTAAATTTCATGTTTGATGAACATCATGCATACCTTGGTGTAGCAACATTAAGTTGTGCTTATTTTTGGAACAATGATAAATATGAAAATGAAAAACCAAAGTTTGAAAATAAATCAGGATTGGGAGAGGGAATCTCTTAAAGATTTAGTATATTTGCAAGAGACACAACAGTTGCTAGAGCAAACAGTACAAAGGGATTTGAATAGAAAACCAGCAACAATTGTGGTTGTAGATAAAGATAAAATCCTAGAGACAAATGAAGTTAAATATCACACATTACCATTTTGAGCAAATCTATAAAGCAGGGTATACACTAGATATAATATACCTATTGAAGCTTGTAGAAGAAGGTTTTGATGTTACATCTCTTTGCGATGATCCTAAAATTAGTATACTGTGTCAAACAGTTAGAAGGAAAGGCTTACTAACAGAGGAATTTAAAATGACCACTGTTGGTAAAGCCATCCTTGGATTTCTTGATGAAGAAGGAACACCTGACAAAAAACTTGTTAAGAAGAAACCAAATTCTGAAGCATTTGAAAGATGGTGGAAAGCTTATCCAGGCACTGATACCTTTACTCATAAAGGTAAAGATTTCACAGGTACTAGAAGTTTAAGAGCTAAGAAAGATGATTGTAAAACAAAACTAAATAGTATTCTAGCTGAAGGTGAATATACTATCGAGGAAATGATAGCAGCATTAGAATATGAGGTATTACAAAAGAAGGAGAATTCTGTAGCAAATAAGACAAATAAGCTCAGTTTTATGCAGAACACTCTAACTTATTTAAATCAACGAACATTTGAACCATTCATTGAGTTAATCAGAGAAGGTAAGAAAATAGTTGAGAAACCCACAATAAAAGGTATAGACATATGAGTTTCCAAGAATTACGAAAGGCAGTTCAAGACGGTATGGATGGTAGGAATAATGGTATTCCCATGGGATTCGATCGCTTGAACAGATATATAGGCATTAGAAAGTCTATGTATACACTGATAGGTGGACTTACTGGTTCTGGTAAGACATCATTTGTGGATGATGCTTATGTCTTAAATCCATTTGATTGGTATATATCTAAATACAATAAGACTAATTTCAAGCTTAAAATCATTTATCGTTCTATGGAGAGAAGTAGAACGTACAAGTTATCCAAATGGGTGAGCAGAAAGATCTTTTTAGATCACGGTATAATTATCCCTGTCAATAAACTATTAGGTTGGACTGAGAAGATGACTAAAGACGAACATGATCTGTTTCTTATGTATGAAGATTATATGGGTGAAATGAGTGAAATCATGACTATTATCGATGGTCCAGAAAATCCAGTAGGTATAGCTAAAGAGTTAAAGACACATGCTTTGAACAATGGTAAAATAGAACAGTTAGATGAGTATAACAAAATCTATGTACCAAATAATGATAATGAAATAACTATTGTTATTATTGATCATATAGGCTTGTTAAAAACTACAACAGCTCAGCCCACAAAGAAAGATGCTATTGATAAAATGAGTGATGAGCTCAGGTATGCAAGAGACTTCTATGGATACACACCAGTAGTGGTGAGTCAGTTCAATAGATCCATTTCTAATCCTCAGAGATTAAAGAGTGGTGATGTTGAGCCACAACTAGAAGACTTTGCAGAGAGTTCAAGTACACAGAATGATGCTGATGTTGTGTTAGCGTTGTTTGATCCTATGAGATATAAGGTAGAAGATCCATCTGGTTACGATCTAGGCAAACTAAGAGATGATTATGGAGCAAAATACTTCAGATCCTTGAGACTTATCAAGAATAGTTATG